CCTTCAGCCTCTTGCTTGGCGTCCGAGTCACTCTTGGACGTCGCAAGTTTTGCACCGACCTGTAGGCCAGCGATTTCTTCTTGTGATTCAATACGCTTCTGCTCAAGCTCAAGCTTGTCGCTTCTCTCAGCGGCGTCGATCTGCATTTTTTGCTTCTTGAGTTCGAGTTCGCCTTTCTTGATCTCCAGTTCCTGCTGTTGCATCTGGATGATTGGGTCCTGAGCCATCTGCTGGTTCTGTTGTTGTTGCGCTTCAGCCTGCTTCTTTTGTGAAAGCTGCTGTGCAGCGGCTGCTACAAGGCGTGAAACCTGAAGCTCAATATCTTCGCTCATCTCGGCATTAGGTGGCGGAAGCGGAACGCCCGCCTGCTCTTCTATCTGTTTGCGGTAGGAGAACGCCAAATGCTCTTGCATGTGGGCCTGCATAGCAGCCATAACAGTCTGGCCCTGTGGGTTCTGGCCAATCATTGCAGCCACCTCTGGGTCTTGCATCATTGCCGTATGTACAGCGATATGTGAGTCGTGGTCTTGATATATAAACGCTTTGACGGGTTTGCCGTTTATGACATCCATGTTCTCGGACATAGGGTCACGCGGTTTCATATCGTCGCCATCTGTAAGTGGGACAAGCTTCTCGGCGTTTGTAATACCTAATACGTCAAGCATCTGACGGTGCAGATAAGGCATGTCGTAAATCTGCGGGGCAGTCTGAGCCAACTGAAGCACAGCTTGATACTGCACGATCTTCTGCGCCATTGTAGCAGCGTTGGGGTCAGATACAGGTATAACAGAGACCATATCATAGTCGGCTTGCTTTGCCTTACGGCTACCTTCTACGGGGTCATAGCTGTACGACTCTGGTGTGTAGTCGCGGATGATACCCTTAAGAAGCCGAAACTCTTGCTTCATCGAGTAATGGACGCGTGCCTGAATGGCGGACATGGACTTAAGCGTGCGCTCAAGGATAGCCAGTGTGGTGCCCACAGGAGCCTGCCCAGACATATCGCTGATCTTCATATCAGCAGCGCCTGCAAAACGACGGCCTTCTTCTACTATGGTACCTAGAAGGCTATAGAGTACTTGGCTTGGCTCCTTATAGGGCAACGGCATGATGTTATCACGCATTGTCCCTGAGGCTACGTCTACGTCACGCCACTCAGCCGGTGCTATTGGTGTGTCATCACCCTTGACACGCAAGCCCTTAGTTTTGAAACCACCCGGGAGATTAGATAGAGTACCAGCATCAACAAGCTGACGAATAAGACTGGTGCCAGACTTAGCAAAAGCACCAATGAGATGAATAAGGCCAAAAGCGTAGAACCCAAAGCCCGGAACATACGGGTAATGTACGAAATGCTGGCGTTTAAGCTTTTTTTTGTCATCGGAGTTCCAATTACGGCGGATAGACAGGATTGTCTGTGTACCCTTCTCAATGGTTACAATATACGGAAGAGCGATACCTTCGTCTTCATCATCACGGAAATTATCATCTTCAAGCTCAAGTTCGACTTGCATCTCAAGTAGCTTGTATCGGTCATCAGTTGACGCCTTAAAACCCATGCGTTCAGCGATAGCTGTTTCGACTTCGTCAAGGCTATCTACGGGGTCATCAAGCTCAATATCACGGTAGAACCCTGCTGCCTGTAGTTTAGCAACCTCATTGGGTGTCTTCCGCATTACATGGGTGACGCGTCCAGCGACTTCCAAACTAGACGCGCCATAAGGTACGACAACGTCCTCAGAGGGCACGTACATCGCTGTCTGACGACCGAGTGATGGATCGTAATAGACCTTCTTAAACGCATTTCCTGAGAGGCCCAACCCCCACAGCATACGCTCATGTTCAGGCCGATATTCGATCATCACATCGGTCAACTGGTAATTCATGTCGGCTTCAACGCGTTCAGCGGCTTCTTTCTTTGCTGGCGTCTCTTTACCTATAATCTCCGTCCGCACAGGCCCACGGGCCGGGAACGTCTCCATCATGGTCTCAGCTTGGAACTTAACTAGCGCTTCGCTCATTAGTGGGTGATATACACCGCACGCACCGGGCCAAGGCTCAGTACGGTCGTCAACCTTCATACCAAGCAACTCAAGCCCATCTACATAGGTCTGCATCCAGTCTTTACGGCTGCTAATATCTTCGTCAAACTCACCCAACAAGTCACTCGCAAGCTCAGTAAGATCGCCCTCATCCATGTCTTCGGCAAGATTTTCTGCGAACTCATCGTCCTCGTCGATCTCGACCTCGGCTTCTTCTTCCTCCGCGTCCTCGTCTTCAATCTCAATTTCAATATCGAGACCTTCGTCCATATCAGGCGCGTCTAAATCTAAACCCATGGGTGCTTGGTTAAGTGATTTGTCGATGTCCATTATATTAACTTCCCTTTAGTTTTGCCGCGCTTAGCGATACCGTCGCCGCGAGAAGCTTTTGATTTAGTGGCGGTGACCTTACCCCCCTTAGCCTTACGTTTTATTGGCTTCCAACTTTCAGTTGCGTTGTCCCAAACTTGTGCGTCACGCGACCGTACAGGTGCCCCTTGAGGTATCCTGTCACTTGGAACCCTAACCACAGGCTTGACGCCACGATTGCCTGCTGAGGGCACTTCTGCATCTGACATAGTGAAGTACTTGTTAGCCTTCTTACCCGGCGCTGGCCGCATATACCCGGACTTAGCCATATCTGCTAGTTCTGCAGGAGTAGATATATTGCGATACCCGTATTTAGGGAGTTTATCACCGGGTTTATATTCTGGACCCATTATTTTTTCTGAATACATCCTGTTAGTTACAGATGGTGCGCTTGGGGCATTTGCACGCCTAACAACCTGCCTACCTATTTTGCCACCAACCAATGGTAGCGCCGTTAAGCCAACCGTAGCGTAATCACTTGCGGTACCTTTACCCTTTAGGATTTGGCGTGTAGAGCGCTCTGCTGTCTTTAACCCTGTAAGGTCTTCTATATTACGCATTGCGTCACCCGCAAGGCGGTACGCATCGCGCTCAGATTTACCGCTAAGCCGATGTATCTGCCTAAGCCCTGCACCTACAGTAGAGTCAATAACTTTCTCCGCTATACCGGGACGGTAAGTCGATATGGTAGGTTGCTTCTTTTTAGGCCCAGCCATTAGTAATATCCCTGATTGCGATTGCTTTTAAAATACTTGATTTCGTCGGGTTCGTCTAGGTCGGTTGTAATGTACCCGCCCCTACGGAAGCGGTGCAAAGCCATAGATACAGTATCGACATAGTCATCATGAGTACCGGCAGGAAATTCAGCTACTTCGTCAATTACTTCTTCTGCCCACCGAGTTGCAGGTGCCCACACCCGTCCAGACGCAAAGATGTCGCTCACAGCATTCAATCGGGAGATTTTGTCGTTGCCCCGTGTAGGTGTAAACTCTTGTACCGGTATCCCCATGGCCCTCATCTCGTAGATCAAAGGCGCACCGGAAGCCTTTTTTTCGATGATAATGCTGTCTGGTTCCCACTCTTTGTACTCCTCGATGGCGCACCGCTTCAGTTCCGGAAACTCCATGCGGTCTCGGAAAGCATTTAACAGGATAATATTAGCCTGCTCGGTACCAGCATCATCAGGTTGATAAAACACACCCCATGTCGTGCACGCTGAATAGTCGGCACGCTGCGTCTTCTCGAAGGCCGTATCCCAGCTTTGTAAAATAAAGTTGCACTTGGGTGGTATGTCGCTATCCCACTCCTGCCACCACTCCCGCTTAACAATAGCAGCCGACTCGGAGATCGGATTCTGCTGATACTGCGCCATCCACTTACTGTTAGGAACGTCGCGCTTAACTTTCTGAAGCTCGCTTAGCTCCCAGAACTCAGGCCACAGCGGCTTATCTGAAGGTAAAATTGCTGGAAATTCAATGACTTCCCACTCGTTAAGGCTGTCGTTGGCTACTGCATCTTTAAGTATCTGCCCTGTCAGATCACGCTTCGACCACCGTGTCATCACGATGACGATAGACCCACCCGGCTGAAGACGCTGACGCGGACCAGATGTATACCACTCGTATGTCTTGTCGTAGATGTCTGGGTTAATTTCTGCGATAGCCGCTTCCTGCTCCGAGTGCGGATCGTCGATGATGAGGACGTCAGCCCCCTTACCCGTTACGGCACCCCCGATCCCGATAGCGAAGTAATCACCCCCCTTCGAAGTATTCCACCGGCCAGCCGCTTTACTGTCTGACGCGAGGCTTAGGTCTGGAAATATGTTGTGATATACTTCTGTGTCAACGAGGTTACGAACTTTACGTCCAAAGCCTACCGCAAGCTCTGCCGTATGGGAACATTGGATAATCTTTTTACCGGGGTATTTACCGAGGAACCATGCAGGGAGCAGGTAAGAGGCGAACTCCGACTTTGTGTGTCGCGGTGGCATATTAATAATGAGCCGCTTGCACTCACCACGAGCAACGCGTTCGAACGCATCAGCCATTTTTGCATGATGTCTACCTGCTATGAATGACGGCCACACGGCCTCTACAAACTTAATGAACCGATCTTGGCTCAGCTTACGACTCTTAAGCTCTTGCAGCTTCTCAAGCTCGGCAAGTAGTATCTCCTGCTCATGTATCGGCAGCTTATGTAGTATCTTAGGAATGTCGGAGAGCGATATCGTCATTCCGATAGCGCCTCATCTTCCGCTAGTTCTTCGAACTGCGCGTCTTCCATCTCGTCAAGCTCGCCATACTCTAGCTGAGCAATGCCAAGCTCTTCGTCGAGGTCCATACCCAGCGGCGTAACGTCGATGATATCAGCATTAAGCAGGCGCTTGACCCGCTCTTTAATCTGCTTCTCGAGTGCGTCGGGGCTGTTATAATTGATGTTGATCTCGCTACGCTCGGTGAACAACCCGATATCCGAATGCTTTCCTAGTAGCTCAATAGCCTTAAGCTCGTACTTGATCTCGCCGCAGTCCGCTATCTCTAGCAGCTTATTGGTAAGGGCGACACGCACCATGTTAGCATCGACAGCCAGACTTTTACCATATTCCTGCAAGAACCCACGAGCAGCCGTTGCCGCCATGGGTGTGCGTAATGCTGATGCTTTCTTATCCTGAATAGCGCCTTTAATGAGCTTCTTCTCGCGCTCAAAGTCCGCTTCGTCTACCTCTAGGGGTGCACCTAACTGCTCAAGCAGTTCCGACGTTAGCGACGTAATAGCAACCTCATCCATGAAGGTAGAAGGTTTATCCTCATCCGTAGAGTACGGGATGGGGTGGTTGGTACTAGGTTCAATTTTAATCACAGGCATGTAGCGCAGCGTCCGGTTTGAGGGAGCAGATGGGTCTTATACGTTCGCTAGTATGAGTAGTAAAGAGCTTTTAATCCTTATGTGTCCAACCACCACGCTCGTAGGTCTTCTTCCTGTGGCAGTTGGCGCACCGCACTTCGCACTTAGCGATCTCGTTCTTCAACTTTGTCATGCTGTACCCGTGCCGGACGGCATCTGATATGGAGAAATGCTTGTCGTCGCCTATATGGTCAAATTCTAAGACTATTATATCCGCCTCCCCGCAGTCTACGCACGGGTTAGCCTTCAAGTGTGTATTTATATGTGTACGAATACGGTTCCGGGCGATCTTACTGTACTTCTTTGCCGACTCAATAACGCGCTCACGATGCTTCGCGTAATGCCTGCGGCTCGCTTCCCTACGCTTCTCTATGTCGTTGAAAGGCATGGGTGTTACATATACCATAGGAGTGGCAGAAATAATACAAGGTACCATTGACGGGGGGGTTACCCGAAATGCCGGGTTTGGGGTGTATACCTAAAAAATATAGGGGGTGGGGGGTCTGTGGTTTCGATCCCTATGGGGGGTGTTTCTGAGAATTTTGTGATCCTTTGAGCATAATAGTAAGTACAGGCGCGTGGCGGAATCCTATCTACCACAGCGGGGGTCGGGGTATAGTGGGTATCCGTGGCACGTGCCACGCTTGGCCCCACCCCATGCTTCCAAAAACCCTAGGGTTTCTGCGGGTCTTAGCGTCTGACACAATTAGACATTGTTCGTTTAATCAACCTAAGCGATAACAGAATCGTCAAAGAGACATTCGGTCTCGGCGACAATCACAATCCATATTGGAGAATATGTTATGACTAAAGTTAAATCAGTAAATGCTGTTGCATTGGCTCAACCCGCTCAACCTACTGTTGATTTTGATAGGGCAGACACAATTGCGCGGCTATCGAAAGCCGATGCAAAGCAGCGGGTTGTTATCCTTACCGCATTGCCTATGGGTGAGATTGCTGCGATTGGCGGCAAGATTGCGAATATCGGCGCATCGGTAAACGAGGCGTTAAACGTCAAGCTTTGCGAAAAGCATGGCAAAGATTGGGCAAAGGTTTACGCAACAGCAACGACCGATTTGTCCGATGCCGACAAGACTCGCAAGAAACAAATCCATGAAAGCTTGGAAGGTTTGCGGGCAACGATACAGGCCAACACGGGCGGCAATAAAGACAAGGCACGGGATATCCTGCGCCGCGTTAAGGAATGGGGAATGGGCGTTCACCAGAACAAACAATCCAATCCGAAAGGCAATGCCAAGCAGAACCTAGACGTTTGGGCTTTGTCTTGGGATAACTTCCCAACAGCATATCGCCGCATCCATAACGACCCTATGGAAACCATGACAAAAGAGCAGTCTGATGCCATGCTAGTCGTGCATGACGCAATGGCGGCATATTTCAAGGTCTGCAATATATCGGCGCAAGCGGTGCTTGATTGCAGCGGCAAGAAAGCATGGAATTTCTAATCCCTAAGAGGCTAGCCGCAAGGCTAGCCTCACCTTTTTGGAGAAAATGAAATGTCTATGGTTTATCTGGCCAATGTGCCGTCCCGCCAATTTGGTGCGGGTGTATTGTTTCACCCGCCCCATGCATCCGCAGAGTTGTGGTATCCCCATGACGGAGAACCTAGCTATATCGCAGTAGTGCATGGCGCTTTAGATATGCCTTGGCCGACGCTTGACGATGCACTGGATTACATTGCATATTGCCTCAAACAATCCGAACCCGCATAATCGCATCCACCCTGTCAGCTTCGGCTGGCAGGGTTTTTTTGTGTCCGCAATCCGCGTCCCCCGTGACAGTTCCTTGATGAGACGACCGACGAGGCTCCCCCATGACAGTTCCTGAATGAGGCCACTATGTCTACCACGCTACCACGTTACCTAGCCGTGGCACGTGCCACGCTTCCCCATGACAGTTTCGGGATGTGGGCACTACATATACTACGCTAACCTAATGTTAGTAAAATCTGCAATGTTAGTTGTATTGTTAGTAATTAACGTAGGGTTTCTGCGCTTTGTGCAAAGTTAGTAAAATATATTTGTGAAAACCCTGAGACGGGGTTCGCAAGGGTGTCCTCGCCTATGCAGATGCAAAATCCCTGATGGCCTCTCTCTCTCTTTTACTTACTAACTTTTGAACATTACATATATATACCCCTAGAAAACCCCCAAGACCCGCAGTAAGCTGCCGTTTTCTTTTGTTAGTAAAAGTTGCTCACAAAGCCACACTGTCTACTAACAATACCTAATTTTTGCACAAAGCGCAGAAGTCCTACATTGTGAGTAAAATAAGCCCCTATCACAACCCCCATCGCAGCCCGTTTTGCCCAAAAGCTATTGTAATAGACAATGTATAGTGCTATACTAAAAAGAAAAAACTTTGGCTCGACTTTTGCCATCAATTCGACCTGTTTAACCAAGCGTGGCACGTGCCACGGATAACTAGTGGAGACTAGCAATGATGAATCAGTTCTACCTATACGTTCGTAGCTTCTACGGCAATCACGGCATCTATCCGATGGGGGTCAGCTTGGCCGACATCATCAGGGCCACAGACATATATTTATCACGAGGCAAAGTGCACTTCGAAGGCGACAGCTTTGACCGCGAGGAGGTGCGCGACATCCTCATCAGTTCGTTCGGGTATGTGTGGGGAAGCGTTGCACGTGCAACGGATGACGATGACGTAGTAGCAGAGCTTAACTTCGAAGATGGAGAGAGATAATGAAGAAGATAGAGGTTACCCCTGCCCTGCAAGAATGGGTTGACTACCTAAACAAGCACTATCGTTGGCATAACGACGAGCAGCACGAGATTACACCTAGGCGCATCGAATTAGTCCTGCGCACGAGCAAGTTCATAGTGGACAAGGAGCAAGACCAATGACCCAAGTAATATGTAAGTGCGGCAACCTGTTTCCCGCTGCCCGTTCACGGCTTGGCTACACGACATGCTTATCGTGCGGTGACAAGCAAGCCCACATGGTGACGTTCTGCACAGTGCCGATGAACAAGTCCAACTATGTAGTTGTGAGCAATATGAACGAGCTAAAGATGCTTAACCCTAAGAGAGTAGGAGAATAGACATGGGCTATCGTTCAGAAGTTAAGATTGTGTTCTACCTAACACACGGGTGTAGCGACAGCGTCGACGAGTTCAACGCCAAGCGAGGCACAACCACACTCCCGTTTGCTGCGCTCAAGTTCTGGTTCGAGGAGACTTACCCAGTGCGGGAGGCCAAGGACGAGTGGTGCGCGACTATCGACTATGGCGAGGACTACATCCTACTACGCTATGAGGACGTGAAGTGGTATTCAGGATACGAGCATGTGACTAATGTCGAGGTTGCGTTCGAGAAGTTCAGCGATACATTCCGTAGCGATGAGCGTGACCACCGAGCGCAGTATGAGTTCGTGCGTATCGGTGAGGACACCGATGATATTGAGTCAGACCGCAGCAGCTACGCCGACCATCGACTTAACGTCGAGCGCAGCATAATCTTTGAGTGAGGGAGAATTGTGATGGCCTTACACTTTATAGGTTTCAAAGATGAGCGGTATTACAATGCCGTGCGTGTGTTTGGGCGACCCGACTTTATCCACCGACACTGGGATGTGAGGGCCAAGCATGAGATAGTGCAGGGTGATGTGGCTGTGTTCGCCACAGAGACCTACTGCGATACACCTAGAATACATTCGTTCAACGACAGTCAGCATATGTAAAGGAGATAAATGTGCGAATAACACCCGATGAATGGCGTGAGTTCTTCAAGCTACGTGATGAGCTTGAAGCAGACGAGGACCGCGCACTTGTGCGTAGGCTCATCAAATACATTGAGTATCTTGAACAGAAGCTGCGTGCAGTGAGGCACCAGTTAACAGAGAAGGAGTAAGATAATGGACGAGAAGTTAGATGCGGAGTGCATCGCAATGCTACGCAGAGCCGAGGAGTTACGCAGGGAGTTGCGTGACATGAGACCCGAACTGAACGAGGCCGTGCGGGAATACGGCAGACGCCGTGGATACTATAGCTTCTTCGGTGAGTGGCATGTGAACAACCAACACGAGATTGAAACACGGCTTGAGCAAGCCGCACAACGCAATGATTGGGAGAAAGCAAATGCGTAAAGACCGCACCTACCTGCGTATGCTTAGCAACACTGAGCTACTCGCTTTAGTCAAAGAGATAACGCCGACAGAGCTTGAGCTTGTGTTGGCTGAACGGCTAAAGAAACTCAAGGACGAGGAGTCGTGGAAAGAGTGACCCCTGCGATGGGCAAAAGCTATTGCAATACCCATCTTTTTGTGCTACAATTAAAAGAAAAAGTCAGGGAAACTGGCTACTATACAAGACGTTTTCAACCAAGCGTGGCACGTGCCACGCATAGCTAAGGAGTTAGATTATGAGTGCATTACAATTCGGTTCGAGCCTATCGTTCGACGAGACAGTCAACCTCATCGCATTATGCCCAGAGATTAAGGTGCATGTTGAAGGGGAGCCGGGGATCGGGAAGTCTTCCATGTTGCCCGCTATAGCTAAGAAAGCTGGCATCGAGCAGTGGCTTTACATCGACGCGACCCAGTATTCGACGGGCGATGGCGCTATGCCAGCGGTCAACCATGACACCAAGACATCCAGCTTCTACATCAACGAGCGGCTTGGATTCCACAACGGCAAGCCTGTGCTAATATCGGTGGACGAGCTACCCAAGGCCATGCAGTCAGTGCAGAACGAGCTACATACCTTGTTCGAGGAGAAGCCCCGCTTCTATGGTTACGACTTGCCAGAGGGTAGCATCGTGTATTCATCGGGTAACTTGGGCAGCGATGGCGTGGGCGACAAGACCAAAGACCATACCATCAACCGACAGACTCGTGTCCGTCAACGCAAGCCGACAGCACAAGAATGGATTCACAACTACGCTGTGGATAACAACGTAGATGGAGCGGTCATCGCATGGTGCGACAAGAACCCGCAAGCGTTCGCAAGCTATCTGGACGAGGGGCAGGACGACAACCACCTCATCTTCAACCCACGCCGTGCGGGTAGGCCGTTCTTCTCGCCGCGCTCCGCTGTCAAGGCTAGCCACATTGTTAAGCGTAGGCGCGAGCTGGGCGAAAACGCTATGGTTGCTGCGCTAGCAGGAACGATAGGCCAGCAGGCAGCGCATGACATGGGTGCATACATCGCGTTCCAGAACGAGCTACCATCGTGGAAGGAGATTATTGAGAACCCCAAGACAGCGCATGTCCCTAACAGTGCAGGTGCATCGTCGGTGCTTATCTTCGGTGCAGTGCAGCGTGTCGATGCCGAGACTATGGATGCGTTCATGCAATACCTGTCGAGCTTCGATACCACATGGCAAGCTACCTTCTGTCTGACACTCGCCAAGTCTGCCAAGCAGAAAGTGGGCTTCCGCAACAACACCTTCACTAAGTGGCTCGCAGACAACCAAGACTTACTTTGATAGCAGCAAGGAGCTAGAGCAATGGATATTGTAACTCACGCAGACACCGCAGAGCGTAGGCTCAAGCGGGTAAAGATAAACCTGATGCGAGATGACCGCTTCGCATTCTGGCGCGGTATTATGATGGTGGGCAAGACCGAGGTGGTTGACAACTGCCCCACCGCATACACCGATGGATACAACGAGGGGTATGGCCGAGCCTTCATCGAGTCGCAGAACGACAAGCAGCTAGCGTTCGGGGTGCTTCACGAGAACCTACACAAGATAGGCCGTGACCTGACACTGTGGACCAAGATGTTCAAGGAGGATGCGCAGCTTGCCAACATGGCTTGTGACTACCGGCATAACCTGATGCTCATGGACATGGACCCTGTCGGGCTGACGATAGAGATGCCGACCAACCCAGACGGCACACGCATGGGGTTACTGGACGAGCGGTTCCGAGACATGGACCCACCGACTATCTTCCGTATACTTAAGCAGGAGAAGAAGGATGGCACAGGGGCGTTCGGTCCTAATGGCGATGGCACTAAGTCGCAAGGTAACTTCGACGAGCATGACTTGGAAGCAGCGGACAACCGCACCAACGAGGAGCGGGAGACCCAAGCCAAAGAGATAGACCAAGCTATGCGTCAAGGTGAGATGGAGCATCGCAAGGTCAACGGCAGCAAAGCTGGCGGCATGGAGCGGTTCCTGTCCGAGATGCTCAAGCCTAAGGTCAACTGGAAGGATGTGCTTGCTGACTTCTGGCGTTCCAACTGCACTGGGCGAGATGACAACACGTGGCGCACACCAAACCGCAGGTTCGTCGGTATGGATATCCTGTTACCCTCAACCTTCTCGCAACGGGTGGGGCGTGGTGTAATCGGCGCGGACATGTCTGGTTCTGTGGGCCAGCGCGAGACTGCGGTAATGGTAAGCGAGGTAATCTACCTAGCTACGCAGGTGCAGCCAGAGCAAATCGACCTGTTGTATTGGGACAGCGTGGTGGCGCGGCATGAGACCTATGACGAGACCAACATGGATACGATGGCAACATCGACCAAGCCAATGGGCGGTGGCGGCACTAACCCCGCATGTGTGAAGCAATACATAGCCGAGCATAAGATGGAGCCAGAGTTCGTCATCATGCTAACCGATGGCTACGTGAACAGTTGGCCAGACTTTGACTGCCCTGTGCTGTGGATAATCACGACAAAGGGCATCACTGCACCTAACGGCGTATCAATTTATCTGGAGGATAACGGCAATGACTAAAGTTATCATGAGCTTTGGCTACAACGAGTATGTCTTGGACATCCAAGATGCGGTTACTGTCATAGACATAATGACCAAGGCAGAGAGGTATAAAGTAAAGTGGCGCAAAGATGACAACAGCACTCATCATGTGTGGCACGATGAGGAAAGCATGGCCAGCCTAGCTATCAAACCCATAGGCGAGAACCTGTATCGCACCGCCAAACTGGCGGGTGAATGCAAAGAAGATTAACCAAGCGTGGCACGTGCCACGGATAACCAAGGAGCAAAGAGCATGAGTATTTCATCTTCATCTATTCTAGTAGAGCTTAACATCTCAGTGTGGACCGCGAACAAGCTGGACAAGCGAGTGACCGACTCCGCGATATCATCCAATGGAGCGACGAGCGCAGACGCTGGTCAATTCCGTAAGAACCTGATGGCTGGGTCTACACTGCGTAAGGACATCGCAGACTTTGCGGCAAGCTGTCGCCTGTGGCACAACAACATGACGATGCCGTGGGCTGACCGAGGTCCTCGCCTGCTGCCGACTAGCTTATTCCTAGACTACAAGGCAGAAGCCAACAAGCGCAGCGCGCAGTTCGCCCACATGGTAGCGCACTTCGAGCGTGAGTATCCCCAGCTATGTGTCGATGCACCGCAGCATCTAGGTGCGATGTATAACCCTGATGACTACCCAAGCGTCGAGGCAATGCGCGACAAGTTCGGCTTCAAGATGGTGTTCACACCGCTGCCAGAGTCGGGCGACTTCCGCTTAGACGTAGCGAACGAGGAGCTAGACGAGCTACGCAAGCAATACGATACCAACCTCAACAACAGACTGAACGAGGCGATGCAGTCGCAGTGGGACAAGCTACACGACATGCTCTCGCGTATGAGTGACAAGCTGGTCGAGCCAGAGGGTGAGGACAAGCGCCGCTGGCATGACACCTTCATTACCAATGCGCATGACATGTGCCGTATGCTTGGACATCTTAACGTAGCCAAAGACCCCAAGCTGGAAGAGGCACGGCGCAAGCTTGAGCAAGCTATCGCTGGCGTGGACATCGACGACATCAAGGACGACGACACTGTGCGGGGGAGCGTCAAGACCAAGCTCGACAACATACTCAAGGACTATGAGTGGTGAAGCATAAGGTAGACGAGGTGAAGCTGGTGTGGAGGGAGAAGGATGGCCAGAAGATGTTCAAGGTCAGTTACACCCGCCCATACGGCCACAAGTGGTTCATGCACTTATACGCCCGTGATGAGTTAGAAGCATATATAGAAGCAGCTAAGAAGCTAGGAGCAGAATGATGACTATTGATTATAAGAAACACAACTATGTCAAAGTAGGACACTACACCAACCTGATGGCGCAGATACCCAAGGCGCGTGTCGAGGTAGGACCTGCAAAGCTATGCCCTTTCATGGAGCCGCTTATGTCTAAGCTGGCGCTGACGCACCCCGAATGGACTATTGTCGGGGTAGAACCCAGATGGCATATAAACGATGCGTTCTTCCAGCTGGAGCGGTTCACTATATATGCAGGTCATGAGGTGGTAGGCCGCATCCTCCGCGATGGCTGGCAAGAGCACAACTACAAGTACGAGATATTCAACGAGCGGGTGCGGCAAGCACGTGAGCGCAGTGGTGGTATGCGGACCAAGGACATGAAGAAGGCACTCAAGGCCATCGACGGGTTCTTCGCCCCTACTACTGATGCAGAGCGTAGGTCCAAGGCAGTGAGCGACATGGGCAGTCACATCACTAGCGCAGTATGGAAGACACATCGAGAATTGAACGAGGTCTTCTCCGGGATCATCCCTGCTATGGCTAACTACATAGCCAGTAACTTAGAAGAACTCCGCCCTATACTCGCGTCTCAAGGTGTGAGTGGGCCTACTCTAGACAAACTCGTTGTAAAGCTGGAACCCTATAATACCATGGCCCAGATCAACACTGCACGTAACAACAGGACGGGCACAACAGTGGTGCTAGTGGAAGACCGCTATATGCTGATACACGACAGCGACCAGACTAGCCCTGTGGTTGTTACATCTCAACAGCTAGACCCAGCCATGGCTGGTAAGATCGGTATACTCAAGGTGTACGAAGATGACGAAATGCCGCTTGATGGTGTAGGTATACGCCTGAACTCTTACACCTTCTACATACTTCCATAGGAGCAGGCTAATGGAGATGGAACAAATTAGTAAGCGCAAACGTGGGCAGCGGGGGTTGGGTAAAGAACCAGCTATGGTTCACGTATCCTTAAGGATACCCACCGAGACTTTCGAGTTCTTCAAGGGGTCAGGTGGGGGTCGCCCCGCCATGCGTCAAGCATTATTAGAGTTTATGGAAAAACATAGTTGACAATGTAAGGGTGAAATGCAATCATCCAAATTAAGGAGCAAAACAAATGGTAAAGACACCTGAGAAGGTTGTCAAGGATAAGGTGGTGGCTGTCCTCAAGATGGAGGAGGTCTATTACTTTTTCCCTGCAACCCATGGCTACGGACGCAGCGGCGTCCCTGATATCATAGCATGTGTAAACGGACACTTCTTTGGCATTGAGTGCAAGGCAAACGGCGGCAAGCCCACTGCTTTGCAGGTGCGCGAGATCGAACGCATCCATGCGAGTGGTGGCGCAGCTATAGTCGTGGACGAGACCAACTGGCACAGAGTGATCGACGTAATACGTGAGCTTAAGGATACTGTCATAGTTGATAAGGAGTGGGGCGCGTGATCCGGCGCATCATCGACTGGTTTATAAACCGCTTATTCAAAGACCAGAAGGATTGGGATCAATGAACGTAATCACAATCGACTTCGAGACCTTCTATAGCCAGAAGTTTAGCCTCTCCAAGCTGACAACGGAAGAGTATGTCCGGGACTCTCAGTTTGAGACTATCGGCGTAGCTGTAAGGGTGGACGATGAGGGCACAGAGTTTTGTTCCGGAACGAAGGTGCAGATTAAGGAGTTTCTCGACCAATTCCCATGGGACAACGCTGTGGCTGTGGCACACAATGCTATGTTCGACATGGCCATCCTTAACTGGCACTTTGACATCCGACCCAAGCGCATTGCTGACACGCTATCCATGCTTCGAGCTATCGACGGACCTGATGCGGGTAACAGCTTAGCCAAAGCGGCTGAGCGGTATGGGTTAGGCATCAAAGGTAATGAGGTAGTCAACGCGCTGGGCAAGCGGCGGTTAGACTTTACGCCGAAGGAGATGACCGCCTATTGCGTGTACTGCATCAACGATGTGCGGCTTACTTACGAGCTATTCAAACGGATCGCTGTGGGCTTTCCTGCTATTGAGCTACGTCTAATAGACCTGACGATCCGCATGTTCACCGAGCCTGTGCTTGAGTTGGACAAGTGGACCTTAACGTCTCACTTGGTCAAGGTGCAGAAGTTGAAGACCCAACTGATGAACAAGGCGGTCATCACAAAAGAGAACCTGATGTCCAACCCTAGGCTAGCGGAGACGCTAAGTAGCTTAGGTGTAGCGCCGCCGATGAAGACTAGCCCAACTACGGGCAAGGAGACCTATGCGTTTGCTAAGAACGACGAGGAATTTAAGGCACTGCTTGAGCATGAAAGCCCGATTGTGCAAGCTATTGTGGCTGCGCGGCTAAATGTAAAGTCTACCCTTGAGGAGACGCGCACCGAACGGTTCATTACGATAGCCGAGCGCGGTACGTTGCCTGTGCCCCTACGCTACTACGCTGCACATACTGGGCGATGGGGAGGAGATGATAAAGTCAACCTTCAGAACCTACCGCGTAAGTCACCACTAAAGAAGGCCATGCTTGCACCGGAGGGCTACACCTTTATCGACTGTGACTCTTCGCAGATCGAAGCGCGAACCTTGGCGTGGCTGGCTGGGCAAGACGACCTTGTTGCTGCGTTCAACGAAGGTGAGGATGTGTATAAAATCATGGCATCCCGTATCTATGGTGTACCAGCCGACGAGGTAACAGATGACCAGCGGTTCGTGGGTAAGACCACTATCCTTGGTTGTGGCTATGGTATGGGTGCTGCCAAGTTCAAGGCGCAGCTAAAGACATTCAATGTCGATATGGAGTTGGAAGAGTGTGAGCGTATCATATCCATCTACCGCGCCACATACCCTAAGATACCGAAACTATGGCAACAAGCTAGTCGTGCGTTGATGGCTATGACGCGAAATAAAACAGCCCCGCTTGGCTGTGACAAAGTTCTCACTGTGTGCGGCACTGCCGGTATCAAGCTACCCAATGGCCTGTCTATTAAGTACCCCAACCTGCGTCGCCGGAAGGACAATGAGACAAAGGATTTTGAGTTGGTCTACGACACCAACAAGGGTCGTGCGGTTATACCTACGCGCATATACGGTGGTAAAGCTGTCGAGAACATCTGTCAGGCGCTGGCCCGTATCATTATAGGTGAGCAGATGCTTATGATCGCACGTAGTTACCGAGTGGTGATGACCGTGCATGACGCGATAGGGGTGATTGCCCCTACTGAGAAAGCCGCAAAGGCGCGAGAGTTTGTAGAGCAATGTATGCGTATGCGCCCCAAGTGGGCAACGGCACTGCCGTTAAACTGTGAGAGCAAGATGGGAGCAAGTTATGGCGGATGAGCCACACAAAGTAGTCAAACTACTACTCGCACGGATGGATAGCCACCCAGAGGAGTTTAAGTCAAAACAAGGCCCGTACCACAGCCGATGGTATGACCACCTAAACGCTATAAATGCGTATGGGAACGAGGCTGACAAAGCTGCAATCAACACGAGAGTGCGAGATATTCAGCTGGCTGAAGTCCACGAGCAGGTGATGGAGGAGCTTTGCAATGGTGACGAACGTCGCCGTAAGGAAGAGGAAGAAGCCGAGTACGAGCGCCATCTGGTGCAGCAAATTAAAACCAAGAAAGGATTTAAATCGTGACTGAATATCAATTTACAAAAGACTGGTTTAACTGGGCACCAGCAGTGTGGGAACAGCTTACTCCTATTCTGTCAGGTGTAGCAGGGAAGCGCAACTTCCTTGAGATAGGTTCCTTTGAAGGGCGCAGCAGCATCTGGATTGCAGAGAACATGATGCAGGATGGTGACCGCCTTAACTGTATTGACACATGGATGGGTGGCGAGGAACACGGCGAAGAGAACATGAGCGAAGTGGAAGAGCGGTTTCGCGCTAACTTGATTGTCGCTGCAAAAAAGTTCCCAGAGCGCGTTATCGTCCAGCA